AAGTGTTTTGGAATAAGTTTAACTCCACCATGACCGTATTCTAGATGATTAATAGGATTTACACTTTTCCAAATATGCACTACATCAAAATCCCATTCTGGAACTGTATAATGAAAATCAAATGCGTCTATTACTGTCGCATCTGCGTCTACTACCCAGAAAAAGTCTGTATTTGATTGTTTAGCTGCTTCTAAGTGTGCATTAAAAATTCCTTTAATATCTGATATTACTTTTACATCAGATCGCTTTTCTTTAACATATCTTAAATTTTTTGATGCATTGTTTTCATCATAAGAAATAAAGAAAACATTAAAAGGTGTTGGTTTAATTGCGTCAGTTTTAATAACTTTCTTATCTAAAAAATCATTAGCAGTTTTATCAAACTTTACATCACGTGGTACTAGATAAGCCTTGGTAGATTTAGATTCAAAAATATGTAGATATTCTTTATCCCAGGTTTCAACGTTGTATGATATTAAAGTGTCCCAACCTATAGTATCTAACTCAAAAACCCAGAAGAAATCAGTTTTTGATTCTTTTGCAACTTGGCTGATAAATTGAAAAATACTGCCAGAAATTAATTTAAATTTTGCGTGTGGAAATTTTTCAGATATAGTTTCTATTAATTCTCTATTGCTTGTTGTCTTTTTTCGATAATAAAAAAATAAGTCTTTCATTCTTTTTCTAGGAATCCGTATCCTGTCCTATATTGTTGTATGTGTACTTCTTTAAAAAATTTACTAGCATCTGCATCAAGATTTGCAATTTCTAAATCAAGTGTATTTTTTAATTCTGTTCCTAACCAGTTAATTCGATAATCCAACTCAGTTGCAGGGCCGTGACCTTTATCTTGCCAGTGACTTGCTAGCCAATCAAAGTCTCGAACATTAACATAGTCCCAATCAGTACAGTTGGTCATATAACAGCCTTCTCGGGCTCCTAATATTGCCCAGTCACCGTTTGGCGCATCTCTACCAACATTTAACCAAATTAACAAGCGTTGTAAATTTTTCCAATGGATTTCTTTTTTAAATTCTTTATTAGCTGTTTTAACTCCGCGATCTAAGCTCATCTTAACACCTTCACGGAAGCCTGCACGCCATGCTTGAAACGGAGTAGCATTATTGTAAACATCACTAAAACAACTATTCATTTGAATATACTCTGCATCCCAACAAAAGTCTACTTGAGCATTAGGATCATCGGCGGGTGCGTTTTCATGTGTTTTCATATCTAGCACATACTGTTTAGGCCATAATTTTAATCCACCATTGCCATACATTAGACCGTTAACTACGTTATACCCTGCCCATGAAATTACACATTTTGATAAATCTTTGTGTTCGTCAAAGTCTAATTCTTGATTTAAAAAATCTTCACGTATAATATTGTCACCATCTACTGTGACAAATCGATCAGTTTCGCTTAATCTAGCACAGGCTTTATGTGCTTCGTCACTGCCTTTGACTCCGTGGACACGTTTAGCCCAAGGTACTTTTGCCAATAGATCAGCATAATTTTTTTCAGCGTTTGGTTCGTCGTAGCTGAGATATATAATATCGTAATCTAAAATTTTAAATTTCTGTGTCATACAATACCTGATATCCTGTTGTTGAAAAAAACTTTTTTACAAAGATTTTTTTGTTATTAAATTCATTATCTGAATTAAATTCTACATAAAATTTATCATTATAAAGCAAATCTGATAACTGAACTTTTATTGATCTAATTAATATGTTGAAGTTATTAGGATTAACTATAAAAATTTCAATTAGTGTGTTTAAATTATATTTTTTAAAAATTTCTTTTTGGTCTGGTCGTAACTGAAAACCCCATTTTTTTAACAATGGATAATTTTCTATAGTAAAAGTGTTATCCCAATGAGTAACTTCTTCTACTTCTTCAATCATAATTATATCAACATCTTCTGTGTTTTTATTCACAATTGCCGGTGTAGTTTGATCTATAAAAATAACTTTATGATCATTAATAGATTTATTTTTTATAAAAAAATCTTTGACTAGGTCGTATTCTAATTCGATAGAATTTGTGTATTCAAAACTTTCTTCATTAGTAATTGATAATATATTACCAGTTTCTTTATCAAAGTAAACTTTATATAAAGGAGGAACATTACTAATTTGTAATGCTGCCTGTAGTAATTCATAAGGAATAATGTCTTCTTCTGGATTATACATTTAGATTCTCTATAATTCTGTCAGTAAGAAACTTATCTTCAACATAATGCATTATTCCATGTTGTCTAATGTTGTTAAAATAAAGTTCACTTTTTTTATTAAAATTTATTAATGTTTGACTAAGATAAGATTCTGGTATAGGATCCCATCCTTGTATAGCTGGTTTCATGTGAGTAAAAACAAACGGTGAGTTGACATTTGTAATTTCAGTATCTATACCTAAAATCTTTGCGGCAATGGCAACACTAACGTCCATACTATACCATTTTTGAGTATGTTTTGGTGTAATCTCGTAATAAATTTTTTGCCAGTTATATGTAATAAACTCTAATACTTTAAAAAACTCTAAAGACTTATCTGACTTTTTAAAATAGTAAAGTCCTGAATATAGATTTGGTAATTCATTTTCAATAAATGTTTTTCTATATGTTGTATCAACAACTGTTCGATGTTTATAATCAACAACCTTTGATGTAAAAAATAAATCTCGACCGGTTGCATATGTCCATAAAGACTCCATGTTTTCTAAAAATAACATGTCGGCATCAAGAACTATAGTTTCGTCGTACGGTGTGGCATGATATAGTTTCCATCTGTTTTCAACTTTCCACTGGCTATCAACAGCATGATCACCAAATGGAATTGAAATAATTTTATCAAAAACTAGTTTGTATTCGTCTGGTACAACGTCATTAGTTACTAAACTAATATTATTAATAGTTGGTTGAAATTTCTTAATACTTAAAGCAAGAGCATACGCTTGCCTAATATAATTTATGTCACTGTTTTGTGCTAAAACTACGTACCCTTTTGTCATTGTAGAACTCCATCTACAATTCTAGTTAAACTATATTTGTTCATAACATGAACATCAATGTTTGAAGTTTTTGTTGCTATGTACTCGCCTGCGTAGCTTTTCTTTTCTACTAAAAACTTTAATGAAGTGTCTTTAATATCAACTAAAATATCCTTATCTAAGATATAGTTCATTTTGCCGGGTAAGTTTCCAACAAACTCATTTCCCATCATATTGATAGCTATTGAAAATGCAAAATCATTTCTAAATGCTGTAGAGTCAATATTATACAATGCTCTATAATAACTCCAATTATTTTGTATTTGTTTTATAATTTGAAAAAATGCTTTTGTATAAGAAGTCTTTTTAAAATAAAAAGCAGTGGCCCAATAAAAAGGAACAGATAATTGATTAATATATCTAAAACTGCGATCATCTCGCCACTGAGCAATATCAAAACTATCTTTGTAAATTAAAAAATCAAACTTATTATCCCATATGTTTAACAAAGTTTTGCTTGAGATAATGTAATCAATATCTATTACCAGTGTTTCATCGTACGGAGATAGATCAAAGCAGTCTGCTCTAGAAAGATTTTTCCACGTTAAAATCTTAGAAGCTAATGTACCGTCATGGAATCGTTTTGTTTGATTTGTTTCTGAACTAATAGGAATAATTTTATCAAACAATGCTTGAGCAGTTGGCTGACTTTTTAATAGCCAATCTTTACTGTCTGTAACAATACTTACAGGTACATTTAAAAATTGCTCAACTCGAATGGCTGCAAATACTGCTAATTTATTATAGTCAATATCTGAATTATTTTGAGCAAAAAGTAATACGCCTCGGGTCATAGCTCAACTAAAGCCTCTACCTTTCTTTTTATTTTTAAATCTGCATATTTTGAAAGATAATCGTTAGTTGCTTCGGCGTATATATTTAAAATCTTTGTAAGAAATTCTTGAAGATTTGTTATATTAACTGGAATATTATTATCATCTAAAATAATAGATTCAGTGTTACCGACATCAATTAGTACTTTAACAAAAGAAATAAGTTCTTGATGTATTGTGAACGTAGCACCTTGTGTGTAATACACTAAACTTTGATTAAATTCTTCTAAAATTACTCGTCTTAAATTAGACAAACTAGCCATATAGTTGGCTGTTTGAAACGCTTTTTCGAGTCTTTCATCCATAGACACTCCTAGACATTACTGATAATACAGTAATTAGTCTAAGAGGCAATTAGTATGTTAT